GGAGCCTCGCTATCACTGCTACCCTGATCAGGTAGCCTTGATTCCTGCTTCGTCAAAGCAGGGCCGATTCTAGACTTGCGACTTGCGAGAAATCGCACGAGTTGGTTGACGACCAACTGGGTCTTTGAATTGGCTTTCCCGCACTGTGAAGTGCGGCTCGACTGATCGTTCCGGGAACCCAAGATGCTACATCTTCGACAGCGGGAGGAAGACCTCCGAACTACGTACGTCAACACTTGGCGGTGGCTTAACACTCGTGTTAATCCTAATCCGCCGTGGGAAACGTACCGTTCACCCCCCATTCTAGGGGAGTACGCTGTGTCACGGGATGTAGCAACCCCTCAGTTCCGGAAGCGCATCGAGAGTGGTGAAGTGATTAACAATCCTTTCCACGTGTGGCGTTACAAAATGTTCACCGACTTCGCGGGCGTGTTTCTTACGAGACCCGACCCTGCGGGAGGTGAAGACCAGGCAGACCTGAGAGGGCCTGGCTGGGGCGCTGCAAACCCGAGTGGCATGCTGACGCTTGCGTCAGAAGCAGAGATTCGGGCTGGACTCGATGGCTTGGTTTCACGCGCTCAAGAGCGTGTGGCCACTGAGACGTTGGCACGCAAGGGAAAGAGCAGTATGGACTCACTCGTCAGTCTTGGCGAGCTAAAAGAGACCATCTCACTCTTGCGCAATCCGTTCGGTACGGGGATGAAGCTTGCGGCTTCGATCGAGCGTAAGCTCAGTCGGAACCTACAGCGGCCCTGGGAGCCGGGATTGCTGGCCAAACGGTGGGATCTGCGCGAGTCTGGAAGTGTACGGAAAGAGCTGTCCTCCATAGCTCTTGAGTATATGTACGGACTCCGGCCCCTCGTGAGAGAGACCGAGCAGATTTTGGACGTGCTCGCGAACGGTTTTGCTAAGCACTCACCTCGTGAGAGGACAGGAGCGGCAGAATCGTTTACGGTACCGGTCGCCTGGGTGGACCCTAACGGGAATCACGCGGGTATCCGGATGACAAGGCACGTATCGGCCACGGTAAGTGTGACGGTGAAGGCTGGATGCCTCTACCATTACTCACATGAACTGGAAGCCGCGAACCGCAATTGGGGTGTACGTCTGACCGACGTACCCTCTGCTCTATGGGCTTTGACGCCTTCGAGCTTTGTCGTGGATTGGTTCTGGGGTGTAAACTCCTTTATCAAGGCCTTGACGCCAATTGCAGGTCTGGTGACAGATGCAGAGTGGACCGTGGTTCATAAGACCATTGTCCTTACTTCTTACTCATCGGATTGGACCCTCTGGTCTGACCCGACGTGGAAGTCTCGAACACCTGCTACCGAGCGAACGTATCTTCTACTCAAGGAGGTTCGTAGATCGCCAGCGTCGTTGACGCCGTCGATCACTCGCACCCGACTGTCGGATGGTGCGAAGAGCCTTGCCTTCGGGCAGGCTGCAGGGCTACTTGCCCTGTTCACCCAAAAGCTCGATCCCTTGATGAGGGATTTGGGACCTTTCTTGCCGAAGGTTCAAAAGGGACGACGTGTTTAATTACGCCGACTACCTTCCTGACGTGATACTGGTCCTGCTGTGGTTCATCCGAACCCTGGAGTTTCTTCAACCTTTCTTTTAGGAGGCATCATGCCCATTGTTGTGAATACCAAGTCCTACGCACGTGACGTCAACGCCACGGCGAACTCGGTCCCGTACATCGGCCCCACCAACACCGTCACGGTGAAGGATCGGATCGACACGTACAGGACCCCGCCGAAGCCGGTCTCGAACTTCTCGGGCATCGCCCGGAGTGAGGGCCGACTCACGCGTACGTACAACCTGGTGAACGCCAAGAGCCCGAGTGCCGAGGCACAGGCTCGCAGTCTCGTCAACTTCCCCGTGGGGATGGCTTCGGCGGACATGGACGCGTTTCTGACGGACTTCGCGGCGTACGTCGCGAGTCCGGAGTTCAAGACTCTCGCGAAAACCCACGCTTTCGCCGTCTAACCCAGACGGTCGTGGAAGCGAGAGATCTGCTCCTTGGAATCACCATCCTCCTAGTGGTGCTTCTCATTGTCAGAAACGACTTGGGGCGAACAGCCCCTGGAGGTCCTTATGTCCCCCAAAAGCCGTCAGAGGTCAATCAGCCTCTCCCCGGCGCAACAGCTCCACCTGTGGAGTGATGTTGTTGAGTTGGCGGTAACGCAGAACGGTTACAGTGTTGACTTACAGATTAAGGTGCTTTCCTTTCTTCGGGAGGGGAGGTACTTCGATCTAGTAACACTGGCTGATGCGATGGCTCGTACAGTGTACTCGAGCCGTGAGGAACACTACCTCATGCATCAGTTAGCTGCGCTAATCCGTAAAGCTGACTTCTTACCTTTAGGTATTGACACCGCGAAAGCGGCGTTGGATACCCTCCGCTCTTCGGAGTGGCGGTGTAAGTGGCAGAATCGGAAGATGCGCAGCGCTCGTAGGCGTCCGAGTGATCTGGACGCTTTGATCCACTATGCCCGAGACTATATTGTCCGAACGCTAAGCCGTCAAAGGCCGCGAGATGACAGTGGGTTCCGGGACCCGACTCCTGATTATGGAGCCGTGGTACGTGGATGCGAGTTGACCGGCGGTGCAGTCGTTGGTGTACACGGTAGTGCAACCAATGTTTGGCGCAAACTCTGCGCTGAGCGTTGGTCCGTGACGCCCGATTGCTTCCCTTTGGCGCTTGCTGCTGTGGGTTCCAACCCACAGTTAGCAGAGGTATTTCTCCCTGTGAAGGGTCAACACTTCTGCTGGGATGTCGACGCTTTCGCGTCAGCGTTTAGCGACAAAGTGCGGTTTGTGGACGCTAACAAGTTTAGTTCTGTCCCGAAAACGGCGAAAACCGATCGTGGTATCGCCGTCGAACCCTTACTTAACCTGTTCGTGCAGACAGGCATAAATGCTGAGCTTCGCAAGAAGCTCAAGCTGATGGGTCTCGACTTAACACGTCAAGACATCAACCAGAAGCTGGCACTTTATGCTCTTGAGGATCGGGATGATCCTTACTGCACAATTGACCTGTCTAGCGCATCGGATACAATCTCTACGGAGGTTGTCCGCGAGCTGCTCCCACCGGAGTGGTTCGACTTGCTAGATAAGGCACGCACTCGCACGACTCGTGACGAGGCAGGTAATGTTGTGGCGACCGAAAGGTTCTGCAGCATGGGTAACGGGTTTTGCTTCCCGCTCCAGACTCTTCTCTTCGCGTCGTTGATCTACGCGACCCAGCGCAAGCTAGGTCTCGCAGCGAGCGATCTCGACTTCTCCGTTTACGGGGACGACTTGATCGTGCGAAGGAGTGTGTTCTCTGAGACGATTCGGACGCTTAAGGCGTTCGGCTTCGTGCCTAACAGCAAGAAGACGTTTTCGGAGGGCCCTTTCCGTGAGAGTTGTGGGGTGGATAGCTATTTGGGCTATGACGTTCGTCCGATCGAACTGGACACGCTTTCGAGCGTGGTGAAGATCTACAACCTTCACAACCAGTCGATACGTAGAGAACACACGACGTTATACTTCGCCGAGATTCGAGAGCACTTACGTGAGTTCGTGCGCAAGAATTTCAGCTGGTACAACCTCTTGTGTCCGTATGACCCTTGGGTCAGTGGGCACGGAGACCAACGTGTAGACGGCGCCTTTTGGGTGCCGTTAGATGTCGCAATGACATCGCGTCGTGCTACGTACCACCGGGACACCTGCAGCTGGAGCTTTCCGCT